AAACACTGGTATGAACTGGTATCAAAACGACCTCTTAAATCAATCAGAGAAGACTACAACTATGCAAAGGCTAAGGGTACTAAAGATGAGTGCTCGAAAATCCTTGAGGAATCTACCATGAAATCCCGTCGTGGCTTTACCGTTCAGAGGCTGATGAATGCTATGCGTACTGCCCACACTGACGGCTGGTATGTTGTATTCGATACTCTCACCTTAGCTGATGATCGTATTAAGGACTTCTATGCTAACCCCAATGCTCTTCGTGACTATTTCCGTGGTATTGGTCGTATGGTTCTCACTGCCGAGGGTCGTTCGGTCCATGATTCATCTTCGGACTGCTATCAGTACTTTTGCGTGCCTGAGTATGGCACCCAGCATGGCCGTCTACATTTTCACGCAGTGCATCTTATGCGCACACTTCCTTTGGGTTCTCTCGACCCTAACTTTGGTAAGCTGGTGCGTACTAATCGGCAGATAAATAGCTTGCAAAACACGTGGCCTTATGGTTACTCTATGCCCATCGCAGTCCGGTACTCTCAAGATGCCTTCTCTCGTGCTGGATGGCTCTGGCCTGTCGATACTAAGGGTGAACCCCTTAAATCCACCTCGTATATGGCTGTAGGCTTCTACGTTGCCAAGTACGTTAATAAAAAATCTGATGTTGATATAGCCGCAAAAGGCTTAGGGAATCAAAAATGGAACGCTACATTAAAAACGCAGATGGCTCTTTTACCAAAGAAACTATTTCGAATTCGAATGAGCCGCAACTTCGGGATGAAACTACTCCCAATGACAACGTTGACCGCGGAGTGCTTAATCCAGCTTACGCAAGTGGGTTACGACGTGACACCGTTCAACCAGATATTGAAGCAGAATGCCAAGAAAGAGCTGCGATTGAGGCTGGCAAAGCAATCTGTAGCCGACGTTTTGGAGGCGCAACCTGTGACGATGAATCTGCTAAAATTCATGCGCAATTTGACCCGAACAATCGGAGCGTCCAGCCTACAGAGTTTTATCGCTTCAATGACCCAGAAATTAGCAAGTACGGATATTTCTGATGAAACTAAAAACTACGTTACTAATGCAGGAATTGCTGTTGCTGACTTACGACTTAAATCGAAGTGGACTGCTGGTGGAAAATGAAGAACTTCAATCTCAACTTAAAGAACTCGAGAGCGTCTTACTTCGCAACCTTTCGCCATCACCTCAACGTGGTCGCAAAGACTGATGCATTTGACGAAGAAAAATGGCTTAACATGATGGGCGCTCTTCTCAAGGACTGGTTCCGCTATGAGCAACATTTCGTACATGGCAAAGAATCAATGCTTGACATTCTAAATGAACGTGGCCTATTATCCACCTTGCCAAATGGCTTAACTTACAAAGGAATCAAAAATGAAAGCAAATGAGAACGCAGTAGCCTTTCAAACCGCTATTGCCTCCATCAAACTTATTCAGGCATCTTCTGTTCTTGACCTGACTGAGGACGATTTCGAATTCTTAACGCGTGACCGTGTATGGATTGCGACTGACCGCTCCCGTGCTCGTCGCGCTATTGAGGCATGCGTCTATGGAACTCTGGACTTTGTGGGATACCCTCGCTTTCCTGCTCCTATTGAGTTTATTGCTGCCGTCATTGCTTATTATGTTCATCCCGTCAACATTCAAACCGCCTGTCTTATCATGGAAGGCGCGGAGTTTACGGAAAACATTATTAATGGCGTCGATGCCCCGGTTAAAGCCGCTGAACTCTTCGCGTTTACCTTGCGTGTACGCGCCGGAAACACTGAACTTATTACTTACGCAGAAAACAACGCACGTGAAAAATTACGTGCTCAAGGAGTGATGGATGTCTAAAAAATCTATTCGCCGATCTGGCGGTAAATCTAAAGGTGCTCGCCTCTGGTATGTTGGCGGTACGCAGTTCTAATCTCTATGGGGCTTCGGCCCCTCTTTTTAAGGATACAAAATGTCTAACGTGCAAACTTCCGTAGAACGTGTTCCACATGACCTTTCCCATCTGGTCTTCGAAGCTGGCAAAATTGGTCGTCTTAAGACTATCTCATGGACTCCGGTTGTCGCTGGTGATTCTTATGAAACTGAAATGGTAGGCGCTATTCGCCTCTCCCCACTTCGTCGTGGTCTGGCTGTCGACTCTCGCGTCGATGTCTTTTCTTTCTACATTCCTCATCGTCATGTCTACGGTCAACAATGTATTGACTTTATGAAGACTGGCGTTAACGCTACTCCTTTAGCTCCTGTAACTTGTGCCTCTGGTTGGGACTCTGCTGCCTATCTTGGTACTATTCCATCCTCTACTCTTAAAGTGCCTAAATTTCTTCATCAGTCTTATTTGAATATTTACAATAACTACTTTAAGCCGCCGTGGTCTGATGACCTCACTTACGCTAACCCATCTAATATGCCCAGTGAGGATTATAAATGGGGCGTTCGTGTCGCTAACTTAAAATCTATCTGGACCGCGCCCCTTCCTCCTGATTCATTAACTAACCAGGATATGACCACTGGCTCTACTACTATTGATATTATGGGCTTACAAGCTGCCTATGCTAAGCTTCACACTGAACAGGAACGTGACTACTTCATGACTCGCTACCGCGATATTATGAAAGATTTTGGCGGTCACACCTCCTATGATGGTGATAACCGTCCTTTGCTTTTGATGCGCTCTGAATTCTGGGCCTCTGGCTATGATGTTGATGGTACTGACCAGTCTTCTTTGGGTCAGTTCTCTGGTCGTGTTCAGCAAACTTTTAATCATAAAGTGCCTCGCTTTTATGTTCCTGAGCACGGCGTAATTATGACTCTTGCTGTAACTCGCTTCCCTCCTACTCATGAAATGGAAATGCATTATCTCGTTGGTAAGGAATCTTTAACTTATACTGATATTGCCTGTGACCCTGCTCTTATGGCTAACCTGCCTCCTCGTGAAGTGTCACAAAAAGAGTTCTTTCACGGTGCGTCTGATACTGGTAAATTTAAAATTGCCGAAGGTCAATGGTATCGTACTCAACCTGACCGCGTTGCATTCCCGTATAATGCTCTTGACGGATTCCCGTTTTACTCTGCAATTCCGTCTGATAATTTAAAAGACCGTGTATTGGTAAACACTGATAACTACGATGAAATCTTCCAGTCTATGCAGCTTGCGCACTGGAATATGCAAACTAAATTTAATACCACTGTCTATCGTCATATGCCTACCACTCGTGATAGCATCATGACTTCTTAAAACAAAACGTTGAACGGGTACAAATTTTAATTTGTGCCTGTTCAAGGTTGAACAAGCGAAGCGCGTTAGTTAACTTACTTAAGGAAAATCTCATGTTTCAAAATTACATTTCTAAGCACAATTCTCCGTTAACTTCTTCATCTGTTGCTGCTACAAAAACACCTGCGGCTGCTGCTCCGATTATTTCTACTCCGGAGCTTAGCCGCTCTACTATCTTTGCTAACTTAACTCTGACTGCTGTCAATACTCACTCTGGTGTCGCTCATGTCGTTCGTATTGACGAAACTAATCCCACTGATAATCAGGTTTTATCGGTCGCCGCTTCTTTGTCTGGCGTACCGTCTGATGCTATTGTTGTTGCTGTTCGCTTTGAGGTTGCTGATGGCGTTGTTCCTACTGCTCTCCCTGCGGAATATGACGCTTACCCTGTTGATTTTTTAGGCTCTGGCGGTGCTCTTTCCGCTTTATCTTGTAAGGATGCTGTATCTATTCCGACGCATCCTGTTACTGCTGGTAATGACGTATATGCTGGTATTCTTATCTGGTCCAAATCTTGGGCCGCTGGTGTCGTCTCCGGCCTTTTATCTGTTAATCAGGTAAACCGTGAAACTACCGTACTCCAACCTCTCAAATAAGGGATAATTCATGTTTGGTGCAATCGCTGGCGGTATCGCCTCTTCTCTCGCTGGTGGACTCATGAACAAGGTATTTGGTGGCGGTCAGTCCGCCCCCTCTACTGGTGTTCAAGGTAATGTCCTCGCTTCTGATAATAATGTAATTGGTGCTAATGATGCTGGTATTCAGTCGGCTATTCAGGGTTCTAATCCTCCCAATGGTAAACAGGCTGCTCCCAATGCCATTTCTGGTATTCTTGCCGATACTGGCAAAGATGCCTTATCTTCAATCACTGGTGCTGGCATTAATAAACTTATGGAAAGAGTCGGTCTTTCTAAAGACGCTGCTGCTAAAGGTAAGGATACAAAGGATTATCTTGCTTCTGCGTTCCCTGAACTCAATCCGTGGGAGCGTGCTGGCGCTGGTGCTTCTTCTGCTGGAATGGTTGATGCGGGATTCCAAAATCAAAAGGAATTAACCCGTATGCAGCTTGACAATCAAAAGGAAATCGCTAAGATGCAAAACGATACTCAGAAAGATATTGCTGAGCTTCAATCTGTAACTTCACGCGAAAATACTAAAGACACTGTGTATGCTCAAAACGAAATGCTCTCTTACAACCAAAAGGAATCTATGTCACGTGTTGGCGCTATTCTCGAAAACACAAGCCTCACCAAACAACAGCAAACTTCTGAGATTATGCGGCAGATGCTTACTCAGGCTCAAACCGCTGGTCAATACTTTACTAACGACCAGATTCAGGAACTTACCCGAAAAGTTGGTGCTGATATTGATGCTGTTCGTGCTAACACTGAACGTACCCGTGTAGAAACGGACCGCTCAAAACAGGAGGTTCAAAACTCCCGTTACGCTTCCTCACAAGTCGGTAAAACCGCTAAGGATGTTTCAAATGTCATTAGTGACGCATCTTCTGGTATTGTTGATTATTTTCGTGGCATTGATAAAAGTGTCGCGGATGCTTGGAACAATTATTTCAAAGATGGTAAATCGGATGGGATAAGTTCAAACCATCGCACTAAATAGTTCTTGACTAAAATCTATCTCTTCACTTAACATGCCTCCAAACCAACGGAGGCTTTTCTACATGCAACAACACTTAACCGCTTCGGACTTCTACCGCAAACCAATTATCGACGCTATTAAACCACTCGTTGAAACTGCTGGTATGTCTGTTCTTACGCAATCCCCAAACCTCCGTATCTGGAAACAGTGCAATACTCGCGTCAAACTTCTGGAAGAAATCCTGAACCACTACACTAACGGTATTCGCCGTGATGATAATGGTGACTTCTTTCTCAATCCTGAATGTCAACTCGCAACCACAATTGCTTATCGTGCTCACAAAAAGGGCCATAACCCTCGTTTTAAACAATATCCAGAGTCCTTCACTCTGGATGATATTATTACTGGTAAACCAATCCCTCAGACTGCTCCCTCTGAGCTTCAACTTTCTGATGAAATCGGTGAGGATTATCGCCTTACTGTGCTTTCCATAATCGAAGAGTTAGACGAATGCTACAACGTGCTCGGACAACTTGATATTAATAACACTATAGACCACAAGCCTATCGGTAACGCCAAATGGGACTTAATGTATGAAAAACCTGTCTATAAACACTGGTATGAACTGGTATCAAAACGACCTCTTAAATCAATCAGAGAAGACTACAACTATGCAAAGGCTAAGGGTA